CTTTTGCAAAGTTATTAGCGGCTTTCCACTTATTCATATTCTTAACATATGTTAAAGATTCATTAATATATCTTCGACCTTTAATTCCTTGTTTACCAGGTTTTGGAGGTTGTGTTTCTTTCTTTGGCTTAATCTCAACTAATATTGTTTTGCCATCTTTCATTTTAATCTTAAGATCAATAAAATATTGATGAAACTTCTTATCGATGTCATAATAATATGGTATCACGGTCTCTTCACTCGACCATGATTTCACGTTTGGATTCTTATCACACCAACCAAAACACTTCGCTTCCCATAAAGACCTATAAATAATGTTGTCTACATCACCTTTATATTTGCTGGGATTCGAAACTCTATATTTTCCTTGATATAAAACCATCAGTCTCTCATATAAATACTACAAACATATTTAACTATATATTGGAGTTATAATGGCACAAGAAAGAGCGCTATTAAAGTTTCCTCTAGAGGATCAGGATCAGTATCAAGCGTCAATACTATTTCAAAAGTTTAAAGTAAAAGGTGCTGGGCTACGTCAAGTTGAGCAATTTAACAATCAGATGAATGAAAATGCATCTGATAGAAATTTTACTGAAACTGTAAGAAGAGGAGTTGATCTTATGACTTTTGGTGTGCTAGAAGGTACACGTGTAGCTCCTGAACAAACTGCTGGAGAAGCTGCTGAAAATTTATCAATAGATAGTCAAACTGGTGAAAGTCCACCTCCTCCTAACAACTTAGAATATGTAATTAATGAAGGTGGATTGTCCGGAGCATGTTCGATGTACTTACCACAGTCAATAAGCATAACAGATGGCTTAAAAATAGATGCTGTTGATTTAGGTATATTTGGCTCTGTAATGGAAAGATCACTCGGTACTGGAGATACAGGGATACTTGGAAGTATGAGTGCTGCTTTAGGTGAAGCTGCTTCTTCTATAGGAGAGCTAGTAGGATTTGGTGAAGGGACAGAAGAAATATTTAAAATTGCTGCCGGGCGTGTTTCAGCGGCTAATCAATCAATAAACTCTGCTATTACTTCAGCAGTTGCGATGACGCCGAATCCAAATACGAGAGCAATATTTCAAGGTGTTAACTTAAGAAGATTTACTCTTGCATTTGAAATGATGCCAAAGTCGCCGCAGGAATCACAAATGGCAAAAAATATAATTAAATATTTTAGACTTGGTGCTTATCCAGAATCTTTTAGAACTGGTGGGATTTCTGCTGGTTATCATACACCACGAAAGTTTGGTATTAAAATGTTTCATAATAGAAATAATGAAAGACTAGTGTATAACTTTAAAAAATGTTTTCTAGAAAACGTAACAACAAACTTTAATGGTCAAAATATGGCCTTCTTCGATGATGGAAACTTTCAAAGATATGAAATACAACTTCAATTCCTAGAAGAACAAACAATAGATCAACAAGACGTAATGGAAGGCTTCTGATGTCTCAGTATTTTAATTCATTTCCTTTAGTAAGATATAAGTTCGGTAATGAAGTATCTGAAAACTTAATTCAAGATATTACTGTTTATATTGATCTTATTGATCAGTTAAAAGACGAAGCAACCTCTTATAGTTTTTATGATATACTTGATGGTGATAGACCGGATCAAGTTGCTTTTAAGTTGTATGAAAACGTAAATTTTCATTGGACTTTTTATTATTTGAACGATAAGTTAAGAAGACAAGGGTGGCCATTATCTTATCGTGAACTTACTGATAATGTAAAAAAATTGTATCCTAACAGAACTTTAGTTATAAGAGAACACTTATTAACTAAATTCCAAGTTGGGGAAACAATAACTGGATCAACTTCTGGTGCTACAGGAGTTATTTTACGTAGAAATTTAGATCTTGGACAGATAATAGTAAAACCAACAAATAGCAATACGTTTCAAGCAGAAGTAATAACTAACACAATTAACAATGTGACTAATAGTTCAACTGTTGTTTCTACATCTCTTGAATATCTTTCTGCGCATCATTATGAAGATACAAATGGAAAGACTGTTGATATAGATCCTACACAAGCACCTGGTGTTAGTCTTGTTGAAAAAACGTATCTAAACAGATATGAAGAAGAAAATGATAATTTAAGAAGAATTAAAGTATTCAAACCTGAGTTGATAGAGTTAGTCGTAAGCAAATTCGAAGCTGAGTTATGATATGGTTAAAAGTATTTATGAAAATCCACATGCTTTTAGATTTGAAAGCGTTGAGATAAAAACTGATAGAACTACAAAAACTATTGATGCATTTAGAATTACTTCAGAACTTACTATATATGAGCACATTGACAAACCATTTATAACTGGAAGAATAGTTTTTGTAGATATAGATCCCACATTTGCTTTAGTTGATAAGGTTCATTTCTTAGGAACTGAAAAAATTAAAGTAAAAATCAGAACCAATGAATCAGAAAAATTTACTATTACTAAAAATTTTATAGTAACTGAAGTAATTTCATCTATTAAAAACCCAGATGGTCAAGAAGTTATAACTCTAGACATGATTGAAGACGTAGCATATCATTCATCTCTAATGAGAGTCAGCAAGTCATTTAAAGGAACTAAAGACGAAATAATAAAAAAGTTAATCGAAGGAGTCGAAAGAGAACTCTTAATAAAAAGAAATGCCGATATAACTGGAGATAAATTAACGAAACTCATAGTTCCAAACATGCATCCTCTTGAAGCTGCAAACTGGATAAAAGATAGAACATATACGAGTGATGGCTTTCCTTATTTTTTATATTCAACTATAGCAGATGATAAGCTTAGACTGCTTGATTTAAAAACTATACTTAATGAAAAAGCCATGAATAGAGATACTTTAGACTATACTTATTCTATGGCATTCGCTCAACAAAGTAAAGAATTCACTAGTGGTGTGCGTAATGACATTTTTAAACCTATTGACATTCATAGAGAAGCATTTACAATAACTTCGGTTTCTCAAAGAAATGTTGAGAGTCATTTACAACTTGCAAGAATGGGAATGACATCGAGTCAATATAATTTCATAGATACAACTACAGGAAATAATATCAAAGTAGAACACAATATGAGTAAAAAATATCTTAGCATGATTGAAAATCAAGTTTTAAGAGCTGAAGCTGATACTTTTTATCCCGTATATGATCATAATTTTAGAATAGGTAAAAAATTAGAAGAATTTGATAAATTTAGTACAAGAGAAATTACACACTTTGCAACTTCTAGACAGTTCAATGACTTTGCTGATACTGAAAGTTATCAAGAAGGAAAGACTGTTTCTGATCATGAACAAAAAGTACAAGCGAAATCTTTAAGACATTGGCTTTTAAAATCAGCTTTAACTATTCAATTGCCTGGAAAGAACTTTTTAATGAAAGAAAAGAACATGACTATAGGTAATATAATCAGATGTAGATTTTTAGCAAATGTAGAACCTGCAAAGAACATGACAGAAAAACAAATAACGGATTTAAAAAAGAGTGGAGAATATATGATTTATTCTGCTCGTCATCAATTTACAAATCAACAATATCATGTTACTATGGATATGGGTAGACTTGGTACAAAAGGATATGGGATACACTAATGAAATCATTATACTCTGAATATGCTCCAGCAGATGCAATGTGGTTTGTAGGAAAGGTGATTACAAACACTGATCCTTTAAAACTCGGAAGAGTTCAAATAAGAGCTATAGGAATTCATACTGATAACTTAGACATGATTCCAACTGCAGATCTGCCATGGGCGCAGGTTTTATCTAGTGATGGAGGAACTTCAGGGATTGGATCATTCGTTCCTTATCAACCAGGTGCTTTTGTGATTGGTGTATTTTTAGATGGAAGATCTGCACAAGTCCCTCTTATCATTGGCTCTATTCCTACTATACAAGAACCGACACCTACTCAAAAAACTGATCCTAAAGCTCCTAATTATCCAGATAGAATACAAAGAATTGCTGATCCTACACAATCAGCTGTACCAGTTGATGGTACATTAGATGAAGCAAATATCAATTCTAACATAACTGGTGGTACCAATAGTGAAAAGGTTTTTAACTTTTTTACTGCAAACGGTTTTACTCCTGAACAGACATGTGGATTCATAGGAAACTTTTCAATAGAATCTAATTTAGAACCTACAGCATTAAATCCAAATGATAAAGGAAAACCTGCTTTTGGTTTAGCACAATGGAGAGGTGATAGACTTGAAGGCTTGGAATATTATGCTAAAACAAAGGGATTAACAAAAGACAATCTTGAAGCACAATTGCAATGGACTATTCACGAATTAAGAAACAGAGAAAAGAGTGCTGGTGCAAAAATAAGAAATGCCAAGACAGTTGCCGATGCAACAACAATAATATGTAGATTTTACGAGAGACCATCATTTAAAATAGTTAATGGTGTTTATACTAGTCCTTCACTTGGAAGAAGAATAGCAGATGCAAAAGAAAGTTTTGAAAGGTTTGCAAGAACATGACAAAAATTAATAAAGTTCCAATAAGCAAAGTTAATAATACTTTAGTAAGACTTCCTCTAACAGGTCAGTTTAATTCACAATTATCTGTTATAGATCAAGCTGCTAAAGAATTAAAAGCTTCACAAAGTACAGTCCTTGGAAAAACTGTTAATGAGACAATAAGTGGAGTAAAAGCTTTAACTCAACCAGATGAATATCCAACTGATATATTAACAGAACCACCAATCGCTCAAATTACTGAAGAGGCTGATCCAGCTTTGAAAAAAACATCAGCTCAAATTTCTAATATTAATAAGATGACATCATCAAGTTTATCTGGTAACGGATTTATGAATACACACATTATAAGTGGCACACCTCAGTCTATAAAAAATGGAATATTTAATGCTTCTGGAGTAGAACCAAATATAGGAAAATTACAAGCAGTGGTACCAGATTCGTTGAAGAGCGATGCCGCAGTGTCCTTACCCAAAATGAAAGCAGGACAGGACTTTGTCAGTCAGATTACGAGCAGTAATGATCAATTAGCGTCTACCACAGCAAATATTTCATTTTTAGCAAGTTCTTTATTGAGTGATGATTTTACCACTGGTGTCAAAAATATTGGTGTAACACAAAAAGCAGTGTTAAAAAGTCAAAATTATTTTGAAGAGTTTTTAAAAGCCGTCTCTCAAAATACGTTGACCGAAGATGAAATAATACAATGTACAAACCTTATTTTAGATGGAAAAAATAATGATGTAATAATCATTGTTCAAAATGCTGCAATCAGGGAAAATGTAAATTTAGATCCAAGTGGAGACTTTGAAAAATCTATAATTGAAGTTTCTTCATCAAGTGCAGATGCAATAGATATAAAATCATCTGCTTTAAGTAGTATGGGTTCTTCAACTCGTAAGACAAGAGATCTAGCAACATTGAATAAAAAATGGTCTGGGGCTTCTACAAAAACAACTCCTGGAGAATATAATTTTGAAAAAGTCAACTCTATAGAAGAACTCGTTGCTGACTTGAGAAACTTATCAAGAGATATAACAGAAGTAATAGTTCATTGGACAGCACATTTTAATGATCAGGGGCATGTAGGTGCAAAAGAGGTTCATGAGATTGCATTAAAAAGAGGATTTGCAGGATGTAGTTATCACTATATAATTAAAAGAAATGGTGACTTAGAAAGAGGTAGGCCAGTTGAACTTAGAGGAGCACATGCTAAAGAAGCCGGTCATAATAATCTAAGTATAGGTATTGCATTTGTTGCTGGTTATAACTGTCCTTCTGGAACTTCTAATCCTAATAGATTCATAAGCGCAGAATCTATAACCCCGGCACAGTATAAAACATTTGATATGTTTTTAAAAGGATTTTTTATGATATATCCAGGGGGACAGGTTTTTGGTCATCAAGACTTTGATGATAATAAAGTTGATCCTGGCTTTGACGTTGGTACATATATTGAAGCAAGATTCAATAAAAAAAATGTTACAAATCCACATGATGGGCCAGCTACTCCGGCACAAATAGCAAGTATTGTAGGATAATAAGATGACAACAGAAAATAACGAATTAGAACTTCGTATACAAGATAAAGGTGAAGCTGCGGTTAACGCCGAAGGTAGACCTAACGATGGATTTAACGATCCAACTGGACAATTTCCTAGAGGTGAGTATCAAGATAGACCATCTGTAAATAAAGCCGTTACAGGAGATCAAATAAACGAGCTTGATTTAAGAAATGGAATACCAGGTGTTGATACAACATTACAACAAAAAGTTGCAACTCAATATCCTATGGCTTCAACTAATGAATCGGTTTCAGGACATATCATTGAAATAAATGACACTCCTGGCGGAGAACGCATTCTTATTAAACATAATACTGGCGCTGGTATTGATATAAAGTCAGACGGAACTATCATTATCAATTCAAAGAGTAATAAGATTGATATAATTGATAACGATCATAGACTTGTTGTAGAAGGTGACGGTAATATTTCTTACTATGGAAATTTAAATATGAATGTTTCTGGCGACTATAATCTAACTGTCGGTGGTAATTACAATTTAAAAGTAAAAGGAAATTGGATAGCTGATATTATTGGTTCTTATAGAAAAAAGATTCACGGTATATTGGGTGAGGTTGTTTTAAAATCAAAGTCAGTCACCATTATAGGTCAAGCAATAAACACTCATCTTTCAAATGTTGGTAATTTTATTAAGGGTACCTATCAACAAGCTGTAAAAGGCAGAGCAGATTATAATCATGGCGCTGAAGCTTTATTTAATTCTGAATCAGAAATTAATATGACTAGTCCAAAAGTAAATATTGCAGCTACT